TTCCAAGCTGCGCGCCGCATATCTGGCTCTTGTGGACGGCGGCGTGAAAAGCTATGTCATCGACGACCGCGAGCTGACGCGCTTCGACCTGCCTGATCTGAAGGACGAGATCGAGGACGCGGAGAAGAAGGTCGACGAGCTTTTAGCAGAGCTGAACGGTCGCAAGCCGAGAAAGGCTTTCGGCATCGTTCCACGCGACTGGTGACCTTTTTCGTGAGGTCACGAAATTGATACCGGCAAAGCGCCCGAAAGGGCTTTTTGCACAGGCAGCCTGGCGGAGTTTGCTCCTTTCGCCGCCGGGCGGCCTGTTTTTTTATTCCGAAAACGGGAGGCGATAAGCATTGAGCAACAAGAAAGACCGCCGCCGCGCAGCCGCGCCGCAGGCGAAGGGGTACAGCGAAGCCGGGGCCAGCTTGACGCGGCGGGCGCTCAAGGGATTTGTTCCGGACAGCGGCGCTCCCAATGAGGACATAAACCGCAACAACGCCACCCTGCGGCAGAGGGCGCGAATGCTCTACATGGCCGCGCCGGTGGCTACGGCGGCGATCAATACCAACCGCACCAAGGTCATCGGGACGGGGCTGACGCTCAAAGCGTCCGTGGACCGCGAGGTGCTGGGCATCTCCCCGGAGGCGGCGAAGAAGTGGCAGCACGCGGCGGAGATGGAATTCCGGCTGTGGGCAGGGAAAAAGCAGAACTGCGACGCGCTGGGCCTGAACAATTTTGAGAGTTTGCAGCAGCTCGCCTTGAAGTCGTGGCTGCTCAGCGGCGACGTGTTCGCGCTGGTCAAGCGATACCCGGCAACACCACTAAACCCCTATACTCTGCGGCTACACATCGTGGAGGCGGACCGCACCTGCACGCCAAGCGAATATGGCGGCGGTGTCACCATCGGCGGCTTCGTGGAGGGCAAGATCCCCGAGGGAAAGCCCGGCGCAGGCCACAAGGTCTACGACGGCGTGGAGGTGGATGGCAACGGCCGCGTGGTCGCCTATCACATCAGCAACACCTACCCGCACCAGATCACCAGCGAGCCGCAGAAGTGGCAGCGTGTTGAGGCCTACGGCGCCAAGACCGGCCTGCCGAACATTCTCCACATCATGGACAGTGAGCGCCCGGACCAGTACCGCGGCGTTCCTTATCTGGCGCAGGTCATCGAGCCGCTGCTCCAGCTTCGGCGCTATACGGAGTCCGAGCTGATGGCGGCGCTGGTGCAGAGCTTCTTCACTGCATGGATCGAAACGGAGACCGACCCCTCCGATACACCCTTCAACGAGGTCGGCGCAGGAGATATTGCCGGCGTCCCCGCCGAGGTCAACGCGGACGGCGGACCGATGGCGAACAACATCTCCGATGATGACAACGAGTACGAGATGGGACCGGGTACGGTGACGCACCTCGCCCCCGGGGAAAAGGTCAACTTCGGCAATCCGAACATCCCCACCGCTGGCTTTGAAACCTTTGTCAAGACGCTGTGTAAGCTGGTCGGCGCAGCTTTAGAGCTGCCTTACGACGTGCTGATCAAGGAGTTCAACAGCTCCTATTCCGCAAGCCGAGGCGCGCTGCTGGAGGCGTGGGAAGCATTCAAAATGCGCCGGAAGTGGTTTGTGGACGACTTCTGCCAGCCGGTCTATGAGATGTTCCTGGCCGAAGCGGTCGCTCTGGGGCGCATCAACGCCCCCGGCTTCTTCACGGACCCCCTTGTGCGGGAGGCATGGTGCGGCGCGCGCTGGATCGGCCCCGTGCAGGGCAGCCTTGACCCCAAGAAGGAGGCAGAAGCCGCCCTCATGCTGATCGACAACGCCATCAAGACCCACGAGCAGGTCAGCCGCGAAATGAGCGGCGGCGACTGGGAGGAGAACGTGGAGCAGCTGCAGCGAGAAAACGAGCTGCTGACACAGGCAGGAGGCAACAAGGTCACCGTTGTATCGGCATCGCCGAAAGAAGGTGACGGCGATGAAGACTAACTTCGAGCATCTGCAGAGCCTGAATGTGCGGAGCATGGCGCTCGCCATCTGGAACTATGCAAGCGACTACTGCGCCTATTGCCCGAAGAACATGGAGCGCCGCTGCAACGAGAACTGCCGCGCGGGAATCCGCGAGTGGCTGAACAGTCCCTACATTCCGTCAAGCGATATCTGGAAAGAAAAGAGGTAATGCGCATGAGTATTCCGGCAAAGAGAGCTGGGCGAAAGTCTCCCGCCGTCAGCATCTCAAAAAAGGTCTATACGATGGCCACGGTGGACGGCAGTGATGCCGAGATCACCATGTACGGAGACATCTACGAGGAGCAGCCCACGAACTGGTGGGGCGAGCCCGTCGAGGGGCAGTACATCCTGCTCTCCGAGTTTTTGGAGGACCTCAAGCAGATCTCCGGCTGCACGTCCATCACTATCCGCATGAACAGCTACGGCGGCGACGCCGGAGCGTCCAACATGATCCACAACCGCCTGCGGGAGCTGGCGCGGAACGGCACGAAGCTTACCTGTATCGTGGACGGCGTTGCCATGAGCGGCGGCAGTCTTATCATGTGCGCCTGCGATACGGTCAAGGTCAATCCCTCCAGCCTCGTCATGATCCACAAATGCTGGACCTTCCTGTGGGGCGGCTACAACGCCGACGAGCTGCGGGAACAGGCTACCCAGCAGGAGGCGTGGGACAAGATGCAGATGGAGGTCTACACTCGCAAGACCGGGCTGTCGGCCACGGTGATCTCCCACATGATGGCGGACACGACCTATATGACAGGCCGCGAGGCCATCGACAAAGGCTTTGCGGACGAGCTGATCGAGGACGCGGAGCCGACCAGCATCGCCGCCAGCGCGGACGGGCGCAGCCTGTTCGTGAACGGGCGGCAGATGCACCTTGCCCCCGGCATGTTCG